TGTAGGGGCGGTTTAACCAAGGAAGTGGTATTCCTGTTCATCGCCGCCCCTACCTAACAGAAAGGGCAATAAATGACGCTATTTAGCATCTTCCTATACTCAGTGGCTATGGTCGTACTTGGCTACATGATCGGACACGATAAGGGAACAGAAAACGGCTATATCGACGGACGTTCAGAAATGTTTGACGAGTTTGCTACCAATAAGGGCAGCTACTACAAGGACAAGCGATGAACGCTCGTGACTACCTCAACGAAGCAAGAGCTATCATCCAAGACCGTGGTATGGACTACGGACACCCGACAGACAATATGCAGCGAACCGCATCCTTATGGTCTGCATACCTCGAAATGCCGATACGTCCTGACCAAGTGGCGATGTGTCTGGCGCTGGTCAAAGTCGCACGGTCAATGGAGTCACCAAAGGTCGATAATTTCATCGACGGAGCAGCATACTTTGCTATTTCAGGACAACTAGCTACAGAGGAGAATGATTTATATGTTTAAGTGGGATGAAATTGAAGATCTAAAGAAGGGCGCATTGGAGCGCGACGATTACAACGAGTATCTTGCTTACGTTTCAGAGCAGATTCTTCGTGAGCTGAAGTCTATCGGCTGGAAGCTAAAGGAGATAAACGACCGTGGCTCACTTTAATCTTGACGACTACGAAACCGTCGAAGAACGACTTATTAAGTATTGGAAGGATAACCCAAATGGGAGAATCGCAACACGACTCTTGGAACACAGTCCATCAAGATTTATTGTTGAGGCAGCAGTATTTCGCGCAGCAGATGACGTCGCACCTTGGGCTACTGGGCTGGCAGAAGAAACGGTTCAAGGTAGAGGAGTTAATGCTACGTCTGCGCTTGAGAATTGCGAGACATCTGCAATTGGTCGTGCTTTGGCTAACGCTGGATATGCCACAAAAGGCAAGCGACCTACACGAGAGGAGATGGGCAAGGTAGCTGCTAAGGCTAAGGCTGAGGAAGCAATTCAGGAAGCCAAAGCAAAGATGAGTCAGACCGGCTCAACTTATGTGCCAGTAGCCAAGGAAGATGATCCATGGACTATTCGAGAAGCAACACCGGCTGCGACAGTCGATGAGGCAGTAGCGATAGTCAAGGATATTATCGGCGGTCAGACTGAACGAGACATTCCTCATTGCAAATGCGGTAAGGAGATGGTCTGGAAAACTGGCGTAGGCAAGAACAATAAGCCTTGGGGTCATTTCAAGTGCAGCATCTGGAACAAGTCCACCGGCTCAGGATGCGACACCGTTAATTGGTACGAGATTGCAGCTGATGGGTCATGGAAGCCACAAGAAAGGAAATGGTAATGATTCACGATGAATATCCCTGCCAAACTATTCAGGTTATTGAAAATGAGTTGGGATGAGTGAAATGAATTGCGTACATCCAAAAGGTCGCTGCCCTTGGGCATGTGAAGGTTATATTCTTACTTGTCCGATTCCCGAAGGTCAATCCATTAGCCAGGCTGTTGAAAAGGAGTTGCAATGAAACACGATGAATTGCTAGGAAAGATAATGAACAAGCGAGCCACAGTATACGAAGATGATATTGCGGTTCAACTAGCGGACGCCCTCCGTGCAATAGTGGAATTGCATAAGCCAAGAGAATCAACACGCACACAAGGCGTTCCCAATAGTGAAGGCGTTTCAATAGGCGCAGCAGAACCTTCCTGTGATGCTGCTGGTTGTCGTGAAGAATATCCTTGCTCAACTATTCAGGCTATTGAGAAGGAGCTAGCGTAATGGGTCAGTTAGAGTTCATGAACCAAGACGGCGAATGGGAGAAGTTTCCTAGCGATGAGGAAATGCAAGTCCTCAAAGAGCTTCAGGAAGTAGCACAACCGCCAGTTCACCCTGAGATTACCACCGTCTGCCACCTATGCAATGAGCCGTTCCCCATGGAGCAGATCGTAGTCACAGGGGGCAACCCCGTAGCAGGTTACACTTGGAGTTGTCCTAAGTGTCATGCTATAACTAGCACAGGGAAGGCATAACCAGATGCCATCTCAGTCACGCAAACACCGTGGACTACGTACAGAACGGGTCGTAGCCCAGTATCTATCCCAATGGTGGACAGGTGCAGCTGTAGGGCGTGGCAACGGTAAAGACATAGTGAATATCCCTATGGACATTGAAGTAAAGGCGAGGACAGCCTTCCAACCGTTAGAGTGGTTGCGCCAAAGTCGTAAGCGCACGGAGAAGAACGGCGAATTAAACGTCGTTGTGTGCCGCATGAATGGACAGGGCGAGGATGCGGCGGAGTATCTTAGCTTCTTGAAGTTCAGCGACTTGGTGCAGCTACTTATCAAGGCTGGCTACACCGATTTCCAAGCTGACACTGATAAACTTGAGCCTGTCTACTGCAAGTGCGGTAACACGATTATGAAAGGCTCACCGTGCCATGTGTGCGAAATACTTAAACATCACTACCGATAGGCAAGCTCGATAATGCCAACCTATGAGTTCCAATGCCGGAATGAGGACTGTGAGTCCACGGCTATCCTAGATCACGTTCTAGCCATCAACGAGCCACACGATATAGATTGCCCGTTCTGTGATGAGCCAATGAACAAAGTTTACTCAAGCGTTCCAGCGGCTATATTCAAGGGAACTGGCTTCTATAGCACTGATTCGAGGCGATAATGAACGACATATATTGCTGGTCATGTATGAAGAAAATAGGCAGTCACGAAGGCAACCAATTATATAAATTGGGAGATTGCTGCCGACACGCCCAACGCAAGGATGAAGAAATCAAGGCTCTGACCAGCACTTTTACCCAATTAGAGCTTATTCAGGCTTGACACGTATGGTACTCTCTAGGCTAGAAGCCCATCAGGGGCTTCACTGCGAGCCGCCTCAGCGTCGAGCTCGCGGGGTAGCCATCGCTATTGGGATACTTCTATCTATAGGAGCGAGTCCTATATCTGAGGCTTCAATAGATGCCATTGAACCTAAAGCATATATACGATCTATCTTAGATAAACCACAAGCTCTATGTTTAATTAAGTTATATGGGAAAGAATCAGCATTTAATAGATATGCAATAGGAAACATAGAAGGAAAGAAGCAGGCTTACGGCATACCTCAGCTGAAGAACCCAGAGGTAGGGTTAATGAATGCAGTAGAACAGGTCAATGCTGGGATAGACTATATAGAGTATAGATATGGCACACCATGTAGAGCCTATGCACACTATAAGAAGAAGGGGTGGCACTGATGAGCTTATATGTATCATTAAGTAATGGTAATGAGCCTATTGACGTGGCTTGGTATATGGGAGAACCAACAGTGCGCCTATGGATTGAAGAAGAAGATGCGACTGCTTGGCTTACAGTAGAACAAGCGCGACGCTTGGTAGATATGATTAACACAGCTATAGAGAAGACACTTGATGGCTACAAAGAAGGGTGACCCTCGTCTATCTCGTAAGTACCGTGAAGTGCGTAAGGTTGTATTAGCTAGAGATGAGTGGACGTGTCATTACTGCGGGCAACCAGCTACTACTGTGGATCATGTGATACCAATCAAGAAGGGTGGCGACCCTGTGGCACTCGATAACATGGTAGCGTGTTGTGTGTCATGTAATAGTAGAAAGGGTTCACGCTCAGAGGGGCTTTTTTTGCAGAGCCAGCGTACCCCCCCTGTCTTTTCTTCCTTTATCTCTCCAACACGCTCGATTCCAGCCGAAGACAGCCCGTTTACGCTCAAACCAAACCAGAACGGTCATAACTGATGGCGGCGCGAACCAAACCACTACAGGGGAAAGTTGCCCCTAGACTCTCCAACACACTTCTCAAGGGTCAGTCGAAGGTAGACGACGTAATAGAGCTGGCGAACCTTATTAAGATGCCGTTGCTACCTTGGCAGGAACACGTCCTACGCGACGCGCTGACCGTAGACAAGGAAGGCAAGTGGATCAGGAAGACCAACCTCATCCTCGTAGCTCGTCAGAACGGTAAGACCCACCTGACCCGTATGCTTATCCTCGCCCACCTACTGAAATGGGAGTCCAAGAATGTCATTATTGCTAGCTCTAACCGTGCTATGGCTCTTGATACATTTAGACAGGTAGCACAAGTATTCGAGCAGAACGAAAACCTCATGGCACTCGTCAAAGCCATCCGCTACGCCAACGGTACTGAGTGTATTGAGATGAAAACAGGTCAACGCCTCGACATCGTAGCTGCAACCCGAGATGGAGCGCGTGGTCGTACTGCTGACGCTCTTTTCCTCGATGAGTTGCGTGAATGGGGCGAAGAAGCCTACAGAGCGGCAACGCCGGTCACTAGAGCGCGTCCTAATGCTCATATCTGGCTCACCAGTAACGCAGGAGACGCATTCAGTACGGTGCTTAATGATATGCGGGAAAGAGCGTTATCAAACCCACCTAAGAGCTTCGGCTTCTATGAATACTCAGCAGAACCAACCGCCGATATATGGGATCGTAAGGCTTGGCAACAAGCAAACCCTGCTCTCGGTCATACCATTACAGAGGAGACCCTTGAAGAGTCAGTTGCTACGTCACCAATCGAAAACACCAAGACAGAGCTTCTTTGCACTTGGGTTTCGTCTCTACAGTCTCCGTGGACGCATGGCTCTATTGAGGACTGTTCTGACGCTTCTCTTGAGATTCCAGTCGGCGGTTATACGGTATTCGCTTTCGACGTCAATCCTAGTCGCCGGAATGCGAGTCTGGTTGCTGGGCAAATACTCGCGGATGGTCGCATTGGAGTCGGCTTATTACAAACGTGGGAGAGCCAAGTCTCGGTAGACGACCTAAAAATAGCCGTAGACATCAAGGCTTGGGCTGACCAATACCGCCCTCGTATGATCTGCTTCGATAAGTACGCTACCCAAACAATCGCAGACCGCCTAGCCACATCCGGTCAGGTAGTCCAAGACATATCCGGCGCTGCGTTCTATACGGCTTGCACGGATCTAAAGAACGCTCTCGACAACAAGACTATGGTGCATAAAGGTCAGGATAAATGGATTCAGCAGATGAACAACTGCGCAGCGAAGACCAACGACTCGTCATGGCGTATTGTGAAGCGTACAAGCGGTGGCGACATCTCTGGAGCTATTGCTACAGCGATGGTTGTGACACAACTGGTTAAACCACAGCAAATGCCAACGATTTATGTCGGTGAATAGTGTATAATTAGCGGTCTATGGGTATCTTTAACCGCAAGCCAAAGGAAATTACCGCTCAGGTAAATCCAGCAGTCTACGATGCGCCTTTCGGCTCATCCTATTCAATGGGTAACTTCGGCGGTTGGAACAACTGGGCTTCTCCAGTAGATCGCCAAGCTGCAGCATCCGTGCCAGCAGTTTCACAATGCGTTCAACTCATCAAGGGAACTATTGCAGGTATCCCACTAGAAGTTTATTCATCTCGCACTGGTGAAGAACTTGACGTCTTCCCCGCGTGGATTAATCAGCCAGATTCACGCGCTCCTCGTTCCGTAACAATTGCTTGGACGGTTGACAGCCTCATTTATTATGGTCAAGCTTTCTGGCAGGTCGATAGCGTCTTCGCTGATGACCAACGCCCAGCATCTTTCCATTGGGTACAGAACAATCGAATTTCAACAAAACTCGACCCAATGACTCAAGAAGTTGACTACTACATGGTCAACGGCACACGTGTTCCAGATTCAGGTGTTGGAAGTCTTGTGACATTCCAAGCCTTTGACCAAGGGCTATTATTAAAGGGTCAGCGCACCATTAACAGCGCAATCAACGTAGAGAATGCAATCAATGTAGCGATGACTTCTCCACAGCCAACCGGATACCTTAAGAACACCGGCGCAGACCTTCCTGAAAACATGATTCAAGGTCTTCTCAATTCTTGGAAGAACGCTCGTAATTCTCGCTCAACTGCTTACTTAACTTCTACTCTTGAGTACGTTCCAACATCTTACTCACCAGCAGAAATGACGTACAACGATTCTGCAGAGGAACTCGCGGCGCAAATAGCAAGAATGCTAAATATACCTGCCGCAATGATTAACGCAGAACACAACCGTTCTTCAACTTATCAGAACGTATTGGATCAGCGCAAAGAGTTTATGGCTTACAGCCTTGCTCCATATATCAATGCTATTGAAGACCGTCTATCACTAGATGACATCACTCCACGTGGTCAAGTCGTGAGATTCGCCGTGGATGAAACTTTCCTTCGTGCTAACCCACAAGACCGCTTGGCAGTGACAGAGAAGCTCTTACAGCTTCAACTTATCGACCTTAACCAAGCTAAAGAAATGGAAGGCTTGACACCAGACGGTAACGAGTCTCCAGAACCAACCGACCAAGAGCCAGAGGAGTCAGTTCCAGATGCAACACCTGACATTTAGCGCACCAATCGAGGCAGCAGACGGTCAGCGTCGCATCGTCTCAGGACAGATTGTTCCTTTCGGTGCAATCGGTAACACATCAGCAGGGCACGTCATCTTTGAGCGCGGTTCAATTCAGATCCCATCAGCTTCCAAGATTAAGTTACTTGCACAGCACAACACTAACGATCCAATCGGACGCGCTCAATCTTTTGCTGAGACCGCTCAGGGCATCAACGGCGTATTCAAGCTCTCTGCAGCTTCTAAGGCTCAGGACTACTTGGTTATGGCGTCTGAAGGTCTTATCGACGGTTTATCAGTTGGCGTTGAAGTCCTTGCATCTCGCGAGCGTAAGGATGGCGTCATCATTGTTTCATCAGCAGTTCTCAAGGAAGTCTCTCTCGTAGAGTCTCCAGCATTTACCGAGGCACGTGTTCTCGAAGTAGTCGCATCAGAAGGCGAAGAAGTGACAGAAGAAGTCACACCAGAAGATTCTGCACCAGTAGAGGTTGCAGAGGAAACCCCATCAACAGAAAGTGAGGCAGCTGTGTCAGAAGATACAACTACCGCAACAACTGAGGCAGCAGCGGCAGCAGAAGCCTCACGCCCAATCATCAAGGCAGCAGCACCTTATTCAACTACTCCACGCCACGACATCGTGTCTATGGGTAAGTACGTTGAGCATAAGGTTAAGGCAGCTCTCGGTGACGATACATCACGTCAGTACGTAGCAGCAGCAGAAGATCCAAAGGCAGTTCAGGCTGCAGCGGATTCAATGTCTACTAACCCTGCGTTCAACCCAATTCAGTACCTTTCAAACTTCGTATCTAACACAAACTTCGGTCGTCCAACAATCGACGCAGTTTCACGCGGTACACTTCCAGCATCTGGTCTAACAATGAACATCCCTTCATTGGTTACATCTGCAGGTGGCGGTTCTTCAACTGCTCCAACAGTTGCAGCAACAGCTGAATCAGCAGCTCCATCAGATACAGGAATGACATCTGCTTACGAGTCAGTAACTATCAACAAGTACGCTGGACAGCAGACAATCTCACTCGAGCTTCTCGAGCGTTCAGACCCAATCTTCTTCGACCAGCTTGCAATTCAGCTTGAGCGCGCTTACAAGCTCGCAACAGATAACGCAATGGTCGCAATCTTGACAGCACAGGGAACACAGGCAACAGGCGTTGCAGGTACAACTGCTGGCATGATTTCATACATCGCTACTGAAGCACCTGCAGCTTATAAGGGTTCTTCATACTTCGCAGACCGCATCGTTACCAACACTGACTGGTGGTCTAACTTGATCGGCGCTCTAGATTCAACAGGACGCCCACTCTTTACAACTACAACACCATGGAACTCTGCAGGTGAGGCAAAGCCTACATCTATCAAGGGTCAGGTCATGGGCTTGGACTTGTACGTTGATAAGAACGTAACAGCTGGTCTTATCGACGAGTCAGCATTCATCATCGCACCAGAGACAGCTTACTGGTGGGAGTCACCTGAGGCGTTCTTCTCAGTTAACGTTGTTAACTCAATGAGCGTTCAGACAGCAATCTACGGCTACGGCGCAGGTAAGGTTCTCATTCCTGCTGGCGTTCGTCGCTTCAACCTCGCTTAATAGCGAACCCCTAGTACGCCGAGGGGGTCGGGCAAGCCCTTCCCGACCCCTTTCGGTCTAAATTGAAAGGATCACAATGGCGCTATTCGTAACAGTCGACGAGCTACGCGATACTCTCGGCGTCGGCACATTGTATTCCGATGAAGTCTTGGAGTCAGCCTGTCAGACAGCGACAGAGACACTTCAGCAATACCTCTGGTATGACTCATACCCAGTAATTGGTGGCACAGTTCAAAATAACGTTGCGACAGTAGTCCTCTCTCAGCCAGTCTCCTTCACCGCTGGTGAAGTTATCGAGATTAGCTCATCAGGTTCACGCCTTAACGGTCAGCATACAATTACTGCTACATACCCTTGGTCACAAGGCTCAGGAACATTCCCACTTTTTACTTATATGTTCCCATATAACTATTACACCTTTCCAAAGAATTACTCTTTGATTCAGTTCAACACAACCAACAAGACAGATATGAACTATCGCCTCATTAAGCCTTATGGAAAGGCTATTGGTGTCGACGGTTCAGATACTCAAGATCCAGCCTATGCTGCAATCGACAGCATCCGTCAGGCGGCTCTTATGTTGGCTATCGACGTATGGCAAGCTCGCCAAGCACCTTCTTCTGGCGGCGTCAGCGTCGATGGAATTACCCCTAGCCCATACCGCTTGGGCAACACAATGCTCGCTAAGGTACGCGGTCTAATCGCGCCTTATACAAACCCATCGGCGATGATTGGATGACAGCACCTGCCGTCTCCACGCTACGCCAGACATTGGCGACGGCGTTAACCGCTAATACGACTTATCAAGTATTCGCTTATCCACCTGCAACCATTCAGGCAAACTCAGTCATTATCGTTCCCGATGATCCGTATCTTGAGCCATCCAATGACTCTTGGGCGTCTGTCGGGCCGACTGCTAACTTCAAGCTCATCATCACAGTTCCACTCTTCGACAACCAAGGCAACTTACAGGGAATCGAAGAAGCCGTCGTCACTATGTTCAATGCTCTCTTTGCTGCGACAGAAGCCGACACAATCGCCTACAACGTAGGTACAGTAAGCCAGCCACAAGTTCTGAACGCCGCATCCGGAGACTTGCTCTCTTGTGAGATGGCAATCAGCCTAGTCACCTCATGGAGCTAATAATGGATCACTACACAGACATGGATGCGTTCAACGCAGAGACCAAAGCATTCCTGACTAAAATCGGTCAGGTAGAAGAAGCAAAGCCAACAAAGTCAAAGAAAGACGAGGAATAACCAAATGGCAGTATTTCTAAATAATGGCGTAGGCGTGAAGGTTAACTCTGTCGACCTCTCTGACCACGTTAACAACATCACCCTCAACCGCAACTTCGACGAACTCGAAGTAACAGCAATGGGTGACTCAGGTCACAAGTTCATCAAGGGTCTTGAGGCTTCATCTATCACACTCGACTTCCTCAACGATACAGCTACAGGATCTGTTCTTCAGACACTTCAAGCTGCATGGGGAACAAACGTAACTGTCGTACTCTTGCAGAACAAGGGAACAGCAGTATCAGCGACAAACCCACTTTACACAATGACTGTTCTCCTCAACGGAACAACAGACATCAACGGCGCGACAGGCGACCTCTCAACTCAGAGCGTTACTTGGAACGTCAGTGGTACAGTAGCTGTCACTACATCAGGTAGCTTCTAAGCATTAACAGAAAGGGCATAGCATGGCAAAATTAAAGGTCACACAGGTCGACGGCACGGTTCACGACATTGCAGTAACTCCCAAGTTGGAGTGGGCATTCGAGAACTACGCAAAGAAGGGCTTTCACAAAGCCTTCATCGAAGACCAGAAGCAGTCAGACGTTTATTGGTTGGCATGGGAAGGGCTTCGTCAGAACGGCATCACAGTTAAGCCGTTCGGCGAGGCATTTCTCGACACTCTCAAGAGCGTTGAGGTGCTAGACGACGACCCTTTAGAATAGATCGGCAGTCCTTTACCTATATGGCGGCGAGAGTCTCCATAGAGGTAGGGATTCCGATTGAAAATATCTTGAATATGGATCATTACACTTTCAAAGTGTATATGGCAGCGCTTAACGACAGAGGGAAGGAGATCAAAGATGGCAGCAACCGTAAAAGGCGGTCTTGAACTCCGCAAGGCTCTTAAGAAGTTTACCCCTGACCTAGGCAAAGAGACCACACGCGAGATAGCCCTTATCCTTAAACCAATCACGGCTAGGGCTAAGGGTTATGTCGTAGCTCCTGCTCCATTGAGCGGATGGGTCAAGCGCCCTGATTCTGCTGCTAAGTTCCCTCAGTTCGACTCTGGAGAAGTTAAGCGCGGTATTGGATACAAGACAACACCTTCTAAGCCTAACCGTCGTGGGTTCGTCGCTCTTGCTCAGATTAACAATAAGACCGCTGCAGGTGCTATCTATGAGACAGCAGGACGCAAGAAAATAGGCGGTAACTTCGTACCGCATCTAGTACCGCTGACAACTTCCCCAGCTGGTAAAGGTCGCATGATTTACAAGGCATGGGAAGAAAACCAAGGCAAGGCTCAGCAAGCCGTTCTAAAGGCTATCGAGAGCGCTGCAGATAAGTTAAATGCGAGGGCTCATGGCTAACGTAACGATTGACATTGCTTCGGAGTTCAGAGGTAAAGCAGCATTCGATAAGGCTGGAAAGTCCGTTGGTGGACTTGAGAAGGCAGTAGGCAAACTAGGCAAGCAACTTGCTGGAGTATTCGCTGCCCAGAAGATTTACGCATTCGGCAAGGCTTCAGTTAAAGCATTTGAGGAAGACCAGAAGTCAGCGGCTCTCTTGGCTAACACCATGAAGAACCTAGGATTGCAATTCGCTAATCCTGAAATTGAAACATTCATCGGCAAGCTCTCTCGGGCTGCTGGAGTAGCAGACGACCAACTTCGTCCTGCTATGCAGACACTTCTAACTACTACTGGCTCACTTGCTGGTTCTCAGAAACTTCTCGCTCAGGCTATTGACATCTCTCGCGGCTCTGGCGTTGAACTAGCCACAGTCGTACAGGACTTAAATAACGCTTTTGTGGGCAATACTAAGGGGCTCAAGAAGTACAACCTAGGTCTTACTCAGGCAGAACTTAAAGCCACATCATTCACAGATATCCAGACAAAGCTCAATGCCCAGTTCTCAGGATCGTCTGCAGCATACCTAGCCACCTACGCGGGCAAAATGGACATACTAAACACCGCTGCAGGTGAAGCCAAGGAGACTATCGGTAAAGGTCTAGTAGATTCCCTGACAATCCTCGCAGGTAAGCAAGGTGATGTTCAAGGAGTAGCCGATGCTATGGGTAACATTGCAACTCAGGCAGCAGATGTCACCACTGGAATCTCGCTCATGATTGGCGAACTTAAAAAGATTCCTGGAGCGGGTTTACTCTCTCAGGCATTCAGCGCAGCAGTAAAGACTTCTGGTCTTGCGGTTCTATTCAATGCAGCGAAGAAGAAGGCTAATCAGGCTAAATCTTCTGCCCTTGCTCCTGCTTCTGCTAACCAATTCCTTAATGACCATATGGCAACCGCTAACGCAGCTAAGGCGGCAAAGGCTGAAGCAGACGCTAAGAAGCGCGCTCAAGCCATCCTGAAGGCTCAGCAAGCCAATACCAAGGCACTCAAAGAACAGTCACTGGTTAAGAAGCAGTCTGCTTTATTCGACCTTCAGCAGATTGAACTTGTCGCAGCTCTTAAGGGTAAATTATCCGAAGAAGATCGCAATCGCGTACTTCTACAGTTGGCTCTATTGCAAGGCAATGAAGAAGAAGCCTCTCGCCTATCTACTCAGATTGCCAACTCAATTGACAAGACTGGCAACCTTGCTAAGTACCTGCAGACTTTGCCAGATGCCAATAACCCTTTCAAGAACTGGCAGTCATATCTCGACGCAATTGAGGAACAGGTTAAAAGAATTACTTCAGCTGGCGTGAGCACCTATGCAGGTGGCGGAGCTGCTAACGGCTCTGGATATACAGGTAGCTATGACTTCTATAGCAATCCAGCCACTGGTGGCAGTGTTCTAGACAACTACCGTCCTTCTAGCAGCAGTTCTTCTACAGATGTAGTTCCGCCGGTGGTAATTCAGATTGACGGAAAGACTATTGCTGCGACCCTTATGGATCAGTCTTTGTCAGGTAATCAGACTTACATTAACCGTCGTACAGGTGGCTTCGACTTCTAATGACTTTACCTGCCAATATATCCGTCAGCTTCGACTTCTCATCAGGAGCGACTTTCGGCTACCCATTTACTATTGGCGATAGCAAGTACGGCGTTCTGGGAGTCTCTCAGTTAGCCGGTTCAAGTCCTGCTGCTCCAGTAGTAGACCTGACTCCAAACGTCTATCAGATTACTATTGACCGTGGTCGTAATATCCAGCAAGACCAATATATCGCTGGAACAGCCGTCGTACGCGTTCTAGACCCTGACTCATACTTTAACCCTCAGAACACCTCATCGCCTTACTACGGCTATCTCGTGCCTCTACGCAAGCTCCGTGTGAGTGCTACTACATCCTCAGGGCAGGAATTCTTGTTTTCTGGATATACTACCGAGTATCGCTACCACTACCCAATCAACCAAGAAACTGCCTATGTCGATATTTACTGCGCGGATGCTTTCCGTCTCTTTCAGCTCTCTCAGGTTCAGCTTGTAGAACACGCATCAAGCGACCAGCCAAGCGGAACACGTATCGCAAAGCTCTTGGATGCAGTCCAGTTCCCGTCCAATATGCGCATTCTTGACGAAGGTCAGGCAACAGTTCAAGCTGATCCATCAACCCTTCGCACCAGCCTTGCAGCTCTAAAGAATGTAGAGTTCTCCGAGCAGGGCGCGTTCTACATCAACGGCTCAGGCACAGCGGTATTCAAGAGCCGTCACAGTGTCCAGCAGTCAATTGCTCAAACCCCTATCGAGTTTAACCAGACCACCGGCATTCCATACGCCAACCTAGTCTTCGCCTTCGACGATAAGCTCATTATCAACCAAGCGGCTATTACCCGTATTGGTGGCACTCAGCAGTTCTACGAGAACACCGCTTCGGCTACTCGCTACTTCCCACATCAGTATTCAGTGCAAGAATTGGTTATCGACACAGACGAAGCAGCAGCCAATATCGCTGCGACCTATGTAGCTACCCGTGCTGAGACAACCATTCGCATCGACGCAATGAAGATTAACCTGCTAGATCCAGCAGTTCCAACCAATACCATTATTGGGCTTGATTACTTTGACGTCCTACATATCACCAACGTCCAGCCTGACGGCTCGACCATTAACAAGACTTTGCAGTGCCAAGGACTCAAGTGGGAAATCACCCCACAGTCTATGTATTGCACCGTAACAACACTAGAACCCATAACCGATGGATTCATTATAGGAAACTCAGAACGCGGTATAATAGGCGTATCTGCGATGACATACTAGGAGATATAAATGAGCACAGGCTTTCCGGCGGCGACAGGTGACATCCTCACAGCTGCTATGTTTAATGGGCTAGTAGCGTTCACGCTGAATGACCAGACAGGCACTTCATACACCCCTGTCCTTACTGACCAGTATCAGGTACTCATCACACGATCTAACGCGTCAGCATCTACTCTCACTATCCCAACCAATGCCTCAGTAGCCTTCCCAGTCGGTACAGTCATCACCGTACTCAATAAGGGCGCAGGAGCAGTCACTATCTCAGGTGCAGGTGGCGTTACAGTCCTCTCAGCTGGTGCAACTGCGGCTTCTCCAGTTCTCAACCAATACAAGAGCTGCGCGCTTATGCAGGTCGCTGCTAATACTTGGTATGTGGTGGGCGCAATTGCTTAATTGTATTAGCGGCATTCAAGGGCTACCTACACCAACTTCAGCAGTTGCTGATTATTTAATTGTTGCCGGCGGTGGCGGTGGCGGTTACTTCGTCGGTGGTGGTGGCGGTGCAGGTGGTTTTGTAACTGCTGCATCTTATTCTCTTCCTAGTTCATTCACAATAACCGTTGGCGCAGGTGGCGCAGGTGGTATTCAATCTTCTACAACCGCTTCTACCAACGGCACTAACTCTGTTTTCTCTAGCTTTACTGCAACAGGCGGTGGACGCGGCGGAAACGGAAACTCTGGAGCGTCTGCAGGTAATGGTGGTTCAGGTGGTGGTGGCATTCATTCAACCAACTCTTTCGGAACTGGAACTGCCGGTCAAGGTAACGATGGCGCGAAAGGCGCGCCAGCGGCTAATGTTGGTAACTACGGTTCAGGCGGTGGCGGCGGTGCAGGAGCAGCTGCTGTTGATCTAACTGGCGGTTCTTTAATTGGCGGCGTAGGCGGAAACGGTTTATCTTCTTCATACAGTGGTTCTTCAGTAACTTATGCCGGCGGTGGCGGCGGTGGTGTTTATTACAACGGCACAGCAGGAGCTGGTGGAACAGGCGGTGGTGGTGCTGCCGCACAAAATTTCGGAAACGGCACAAACGGAACACCTAACACTGGTGGCGGCGGCGGTGGCGGCGGTGGAAACGACGGGCACACTACAAACAATGACGGTGGTAATGGCGGTTCAGGAATTGTGATTATCCGTTATCTTTCTTCATACCCTGATTTAACAACCATTAGCGGTGGCTTGACTTATACAAAGACCACTTCTGGCAGTTATAAGATTTACCAGTTTACTGCAGGAACAGGAACGGTGACTGTTTAATGGCTCATTATGCATTTTTGGATGATAGCAATATCGTTACTGAAGTTATCGTAGGCAAAGACGAAACTGAACTTATAGAAGGTTTGACACCAGAAGAATGGTACGGAAATTACCGAGGTCAAAAATGTGTCAGAACTTCCTATAATGGCAGAATACGTTTTAACTATGCAGGTATTGGCTATTTTTATGATCTTATAGATGATGCGTTTATCCCACCTATGCCTGATTGCGGTCATGAAGACCTACTCTTGAATGATAACAAATTGTGGCAATGTTCCGATTGTGAGGCTAGTTTTAATGAAGCCATGGCTAAGTAAAGCAGGACAACAGTTAAGGGAACAGTTCGATGACACCTTTCCCGATAGAGATCGTACTTCCGATGGATGGATTGGCGACACACGTCACGCATCGCGTCCTAGCGACCACAACCCTGCTGCACCAACTGAGGTTGTACGAGCCATCGATGTCGATAGAGATGTCAGTGGAAAGGCTAAGCCCGACCTCATGCCCGATATTGCTGATCAGATACGGCTATGCGCAAAGGCAGGAGACAAGCGCATTGCCTATGTCATCTTCGATGGACGCATTGCCTCAGCTAAGAAGTCTTGGGCTTGGCGTCCTTACGATGGGGCTAATAAGCACAACCATCACTGCCATATTAGCTTTACCTCAAAGGGCGATCTCGATTCTACGTTCTTTAACATTCCGCTCTTAGGGGGTAAGTAATGAAAACAGCAATATTCGCTATGTGTGGCATCGCAGCATTACCTGCTATCCGCGCAGCTATTAACTCATACCGTGCAAAGAAGGCAATTGCCGACGTTGCCGTAGATGCTATCGAAGCAGCAGTAGATGCCATCGACCACAAGAAGTGAGCTTCCAAGACTGGGCTGCGATTGTAGCCATATGCGCGACGGTTCTGACTGGAACTGCTGCCCTTCTTCGATTCCTAATCATGCACTACCTACAGGAACTGAAGCCTAATTCAGGTTCTTCAATGAATGACCGCCTAGTGCGTGTCGAAGCTATGCTGGAGCTACTACTCAAGGGAAAATAATGCCATGGCAAGGAAGCGACCTACAATCGACTTAGATACCTACAACGCTTTAGATGCGTATGCAATAGCGTTAAACGAGTATTACAAGAGTCTTAAGAAGGCTGGCTTTTCTGAGAAGCATATCTTCTGGCTTATCTCTGATCGTGATTCGTTTCCTGATTGGATAATTCCTAATCTGCCTAACAAGATAGACAATATCCCCTATGAGGACGATGAGGATGAATGAAGCGAATCGTAATAGTCAGCGACCTTCAAGTACCCTATGAAGATACGGTGGCAGTTAAAAATGTAGCACAATTTATAAAGCGATTTAAGCCGCACCAAGTCGTTACCATAGGTGACGAGATGGATATGCAGGAGCTAGGGCGTTGGTCAGAAGGCAAGGCAGACTGGTTCGCTCAGACCCTAGACGAGAACCGCAACCGGACGGTCGACATACTCTGGGAATTACAAGTAACGGACATGATCCGTAGCAACCACACAGACCGCCTCTATAATCAAATTTCCTCAAAGATTCCAGCCTTAGGCTCACTTCCAGAACTACGCTTCGAGCGGTTCATGAAAATGGATGAGTTAGGCATCAAGTTCCACAAAGAGCCAATGAATATCGCTCCCAACTGGGTAGCAGTCCACGGTGACCATACCCCTATCAAGCCACAGGGGGGCTTATCAGCCCTTGAAGGGGCTCGTAGGCGCGGAAAGAACGTAATCTCAGGTCATACCCACCGAGCAGGGCGTTCGAGCTTCACAGAGGCTTCTGGGGGGCGTGTAGGGCGTATCCTGCATGGCGTAGAGGTGGGGCATCTCATGGATACCCGACAAGCTGCATACACCAAGGGCGTATTCAACTGGCAACAGGCTTTCGCCATTATGTACGTCGATAAGAAGAACGTTCAAGTTGATCTCATCTATATCGAAAAGGACGGTACGTTCGTTGTCTCAGGCAAGCGCTACGGACGCGCTCGCTAACCCTTACTTTGAGGATGAGGACGTAGCCGTCTGGTATTATTTACCCACGACAAACTGAGTAGTGTTCTCTGGAATGCTGGGGATTGCTAGCCACTCTTGGGGCGTTGTCCGCCTTTGCCTCACGCCTCGAAACGTGGGGCATTGTGCTATTATTTACCCCACATCCCTAGTCGCTTCGGGGGCTAGCCGCGAAAACCCTGCTTCGGTGGGGTTTTCTGTTTTAATCGTTATCAAACCGTTACCAAAATATACTCGACACCGCCCAGCCATCCGGTAAAGTTCTTCTTGTCGCAGAGATACTGCGCGGAAGGGCAGAAAATGACACTATTCAGCATTTTCATTTATTCAGTAGCTATGGTCACACTTGGCTACATGATAGGAAATGATTCAGGCAAGAAGGACGGCTACCTTGATGGTCGTTCTGAGATGTATCGGGAACAGCGATGAACGCTCGTGACTACCTTAACGAAGCAAGAGCAATCATCCAAGACCGTGGTATGGACTACGGACACCCGACAGACAATATGTCCAGAACCGCATCACTATGGTCTGCATACCTCGAAATGCCGGTACGTCCTGACCAGGTGGCAATGTGTCTGGCGTTGGTCAAAGTCGCACGGTCAATGGAAACACCAAAGGTCGATAATTTCATCGACGGAGCAGCATACTTTGCTATTTCAGGACAACTAGCTACAGAGGAGAATGATTTATATGTTTAAGTGGGATGAATTAGATGATCTAAAGAAGGCAGCACTAGAGCGCGATGCTTTCAATGAGGTACTGGTCTATCAGAACGAACAGATTCTTCGAGAGCTGAAGTCTATAGGCTGGAAACTAAAGGAGATTAACGACCGTGGCGTTCTTTAATCTTGAAGACTATGAAACTGTTGAAGAACGTCTCGTTAAATATTGGAAAGATAACCCGCAAGGTCGTATCTTCACTCGGCTACTTGAGTCCTCGGCTAGCAGATTTATTGTCGAGGCAGCTATATATCGCAGCCATGAAGATAGTGCACCGTGGGCTACTGGACTCGCCGAGGAAACCGTTCAAGGGCGCGGAGTTAATGCGACGTCAGCTCTCGAAAACTGTGAGACTTCTGCTATTGGTCGCGCTTTGGCTAACGCTGGATATGCGACCAAAGGCAAGCGAGCGAGCCGTGAAGAAATGACAAAGGTAGTTGCAAAGGCTACGGCTGAGAATGCTATCGCAGAGGCCAAGGCGAAGATGTCTCAGACTGCTAAGGAATACGTTCCTATTGCTAAGGAAGATGATCCTTGGACTATTAGAGAAGCTAAGCCGGCTGCAACAGTCGATGAAGCGGTTGCAATAGTCAAGGACATTATCGGCGGTCAGACTGAGCGAGATATTCCTTATTGCAAGTGCGGTAAGGAAATGGTCTGGAAGACTGGCGTAGGCAAGAACAATAAGCCGTGGGGTCATTTCAAGTGCAGCGTATGGAATAAGTCCACCGGCTCGGGATGCGACACCGTTAATTGGTACGAGATTGCAGCCGATGGGTCATGGAAGCCACAAGAGAGGAAATGGTAATGATACACGATGAATTGCTGGCAAAGATAGACGGATATATAAAAAATGTCGTTAAAATGGTTGGTCGAAATAACAAAGCAGAACTTGGCATACTTAATGCCCTTCGTGCAATAGTGGAAGTACATCATCCAGTACCGTTCAAACGGACTGGCAATTACTTAGAACTCCCAAGCCTTATGTGTTTCGAATGCTCGCATTCGAAAGACCCTAAGTATTGGGTTATTTATCCCTGCCCAACTATTCAGGCTATTGAGAAGGAGTTGGCATAGATGGGTCAGTTAGAGTTCATGAACCAAGATGGCGAGTGGGAGAAGTTCCCTAGCGATGAGGAGCTAGAGATTCTCAACGATGCCAAAGATGGCGTTCTAGTGCCAGCGGTGCATCCAGAGATTCAAACCGTCTGCCACCTATGCAACGAGCCGTTCCCTATGGAGCAGATCGTAGTCACTGGCGGTAATTACAAGCATGGTTTCACTTGGAGTTGTCCTAAGTGTCATGCTATAACTAGCACAGGGAAGGCGTAACCAGAATGCCATCTCAGTCACGCAAACACCGAGGACTGCGTACAGAACGGGTCGTAGCCCAGTATCTATCCCAATGGTGGACAGGTGCAGCTGTAGGGCGTGGCAACGGTAAAGACATAGTGAATATCCCTATGGATATAGAAGTGAAGGCGAGGACAGCCTTCCAACCGTTAGAGTGGTTGCGCCAAAGTCGTAAGCGCACGGAGAAGAACGGCGAATTAAACGTCGTTGTGTGCCGTATGAATGGACAGGGCGAGGATGCGGCGGAGTATCTAAGCTTTATGAAGTTCAGCGACTTGGTGCAGCTACTTATCAAGGCTGGTTACACTGATTTCCAAGATGACACTGATAAACTTGAGCCTGTCTACTGCAAATGCGGTAACACGATTATGAAAGGCTCACCATGTCATGTATGTAAAATACTCGAACATCACTACCGATAGGCAAGCTCGATAATGCCAACCTATGAGTTCCAATGCCGTAATGAGGACTGCGAGTCCACGGCTATCCTAGATCACGTTCTAGCAATCAACGAGCCTCATGATATTGACTGCCCGTTCTGTGATGAGCCTATGAATAAGGTCTACTCAAGCGTTCCAGCAGCTATATTCAAGGGAACCGGCTTCTACTCAACTGATAACAGATAGTTATCAACACCTGTGGATAAGTGTGCATGAAACTATCGAACACGCTCAAGACACGCCGAGGTTATACACATGCTTGACTACCATGATATGCTCTCTTGCAAGAGCCTCTCAAAGGCTCACCGCAAGCGCCTGAGGGCGCGAGCTTGCGGGGTTGCAATCGCATTGGTGGGAGCTATGTCTTTCGGAGCGAGTCCTGCAGAGAATGGTTCACTAGATGCCATCGAACCTAAAGCATATATACGATCTATCTTAGATAAACCACAAGCTCTATGCTTAATTAAGTTATATGGAAAAGAATCAGCATTTAATAGATATGCAATAGGAAACATAGAAGGAAAGAAGCAGGCTTACGGCATACCTCAATTGAAGAACCCAGAGGTTGGCTTAATGAATGCAGTGCAGCAGATAGATGCTGGTATAGACTATATTCGACAGAGAAGCCAATACAAAGGTGATATGTGTAAAGCATGGAAGCATTGGCAACAGAAGGGGTGGCACTAATGGAATGCGATGAGTGTGCTGGATGCTGGGGTGCTGCTAATTGCAATTGCTGTTGCCATCATGATGGGTGTGAAGCCTGTGGCAACTAAGAAAGGTGACCCTCGTCTATCTCGTAAGTATAGAGAAATGCGTAAGGTTGTATTGGCTAGAGATGAGTGGACGTGTCATTACTGCCAACAACCTGCTACTACTGTGGATCATGTGATACCAATCAAGAAGGGTGGCGACCCAGTAGGGCTTGACAATATGGTGGCGTGTTGTGTGTCATGCAACTCACGCAAGGGTTCACGCTCAGAGGGGCTTTTTTTGCAGAGCCAGCGTACCCCCCCTGTCTTTTCTTCCTTTATCTCTCCAATGCGCTCGATTCCAGCCGATGACAGCCCGTTTAAGCTCAAACCAAACCAGAACGGTCATGACTGATGGCGGCGCGAACCAAACCACTACAGGGGAAAGTTGCCCCTAGACTCTCCAACACACCCCTGAAGGGTCAGTCGAAGGTAGACGACGTAATAGAGCTGGCGAACCTTATTAAGATGCCGTTGCTACCTTGGCAGGAACACGTCCTACGTGACGCGCTGACCGTAGACAAGGAAGGCAAGTGGATTAGGAAGACCAACCTCATCCTCGTAGCCCGTCAGAATGGTAAGACTCACCTTACCCGTATGCTTATCCTCGCCCACCTACTGAAATGGGAGTCCAAGAATGTCATTATTGCTAGCTCTAACCGTGCTATGGCTCTTGATACATTTAGACAGGTAGCACAGGTCTTTGAGTCCAACGAGAACCTGATGGCACTTGTCAAGGCTATCCGTTATGCCAACGGTACTGAGTGTATTGAGATGAAAACAGGACAACGCTTAGACATCGTAGCTGCAACCCGTGACGGAGCCCGTGGTCGTACCGCAGACGCTCTCTTCCTCGATGAGTTGCGTGAATGGGGCGAAGAAGCCTATAGAGCTGCTACGCCAGTAACCAGAGCTCGTCCTAATGCTCATATATGGCTGACTAGCAACGCCGGTGATAGTTTTTCAACCGTTTTGAATGATATGAGACAGCGCGCGTTAGAGTCTCCACCTAAGAGCTTCGGCTTCTATGAATACTCAGCAGAACCAACCGCCGATATATGGGACAGGAAAGCTTGGCAACAGGCTAACCCAGCTCTCGGTCATACCATCACAGAGGAGACCCTTGAAGAATCAGTTGCGACTTCGCCAATCGAAAACACCAAAACGGAGCTCCTTTGCACTTGGGTTTCGTCGCTCCAGTCTCCATGGACTCATGGCTCTATTGAAGATTGCTCTGACGCTAACCTGGAAATTCCACCCGGCGGTTACACGGTTTTCGCCTTCGACGTCAATCCGTCTCGTAGGAATGCGTCTCTGGTTGCTGGGCAGATTCTCCCGGATGGTAGAATTGGAGTTGGACTATTACAAACGTGGGAGAGCCAAGTCTCGGTAGACGACCTCAAGATTGCCGTAGACATCAAGGCTTGGGCTGACCAATACCGCCCTCGTATGATCTGCTTCGATAAGTACGCTACCCAAACAATCGCAGACCGCCTAGCCACATCCGGTCAGGCAGTCCAAGACATATCCGGCGCTGCGTTCTATACGGCTTGCACGGATCTAAAGAACGCTCTCGACAACAAGACTATGGTGCATAAAGGTCAGGATAAATGGATTCAGCAGATGAACAACTGCGCAGCG